AGCTTATTGAAAGTCTTGGATAAATTGTGGTTATTATGAGTGATTATGTGAATTGTCCAATAACTGTCACTGTGGATCTCGCTAGTACCACCAATGAAACAACTAATAAGTTTATAAACATCCACCCGGCTTATGTAAAGGCAATTAAAATGATATACTATAATAATTCTGCTCAAATAGCAAGTATAATAGCTAAGGTCATTGATAGGAAAAATTTCTTGATCAAACCAGTCCTTGTGGACTTTACTAGGTCTAAGAGAATAATACAAGTTGGTTATTCGGAGCATACTTAATTATTGTTAGATCATTTGAGAATTATCTAGAAAATAATGTTGTTCACTGCTTCGGGAGACGAGAGAGTTAGAGGTCAGGAAAAGCTTTCAGACGCATTAAGAGAATTTGTTACCACGCGTTAAAAGGAATTAGATAATAAATGGAAGGTGGATAAATCCAGCGTTAATATTATGGTAGAAACTTCTGGATAATAAGAAGAAGAGTAGAATGAGGATTACAAAAGAGTGATGGTAGCAGTACAAGACAGTTGCGAGCATATAAACACCTGCTTAAGAAAACAAGATACTCTGTAAAGTAAAATTTGTGCTCACTTCTACAAATGGTTGATGGAAGAAAAGGAAAAAGGTGTCAAATTTGGACAATACACCACTTTGGTTGATGATTAAGAATTGTAAGAATGTGATGAGCAATGTTTTTACTATTATCCATTAAACTTGATGCACGAATATAATGAGTAGGAAGAAGATTAATCAAAGAAGATAAGGCACACTAATTCATTTTAGGAGTGTATTGAATTTTGGAATAGCAAGCAGGATTAAAAACATCAGACAGCAGCACTTAAACGACTCTCTCGGTAAATAGAATAAGGCAGAGTATATTCTGAAATGGAAAAAGAGTTGGTATTAACCTAAATAGCTTCTAATATGGCGGAAATTTACGAATAAAATGTTATGCAAAACAGACGAAAGAGATTGGGAAAAATGAGAGCTTAAACCAAATAATTAAGCATACTAAAAACAAAGTTGTAAATACAAAAAGAG